CAAAGGAGAAACGCATGCGACCCTTGAACAGCATGTCGCCGGTGTTGAAGTCTTCCTCTGTCCGAGTGTGCAACTGCCGACGCCAGAACCACTTCATGTCGTGAGTATCGCACACAACGAACCACGCATTCGTGTCCGTCAGATACGGCCACACAACAACTGACAGCAGCCCTTCGACGGGGTTCACATCGTTATTCTGAGACCCAGGAAGATAGGCAGACTTAAGAATCTGCTTCGCTACATACTCCAGGTCCGGAGGAATAACCAGCGTCCGAGGCATAAGCTCAATACGCTTGCCAACTCCGTCAAGCTCTGTCCGCAGGTCGATTAGTGCGGTTTCCAGGGTCGAAACCCCTAGAGCCGCAGCCGTGCTAAGGTTGCTTAGAACCGCTCCCCCGTCTTCCCGAGTGTGAGAAGCAGAGAACAGCGCCAGGCCATCACCGACAACGAAGTCGGCAGTACCGAACGCGGAGTTCAGAACGAGAGCAGCACGTGTCTCGATGGTAGCCCGAGCAGCGATACCTAGAGCACGCCCCACTTTGCGCATAGGCCCGTAAAGGTCGTCTTCGACAGCCTCTTCAGTAACCCGAGCGCCCTTCGCATACGTGGTGTGCGTATAGGTCTGCCGGTTGCCAGGCAGGAAGTCTTCATACGAAATCACGTTGCCTTCCGTCTTGCTAGTAAAGTTGGTAAAACCCTGCATCGTGAAGTCTTCCTCGTACTGTCTATTGCTAGTCATCACGTTGAAGATTTTCGTGTAAACAGGGGCGTACCGCCCATAACCCTCAAAGAGGGCACCACGCAAGCCGGGGATGAACAGCCGTGTAAAACGGCTAGAAATCATACCCATGGTCTATGTCACCACCTTTCTTTAGAATTTAGGTACCAGACGAGAATTGCAGGATCGAAGGGTTACCCTTAACCCAGACCCGCACGTTCGTGTCGCCGGTAGCGTCCTTAGGAGACAGTCGAATAACCACCATGCTCGCACCAGGCGAAGTGTCGGCCTGATCGATCTGATGGTCGTTAGAGGAAACAACGATGTCGTAGTCGATACCAATCACCGGGTCGGTACCAGTCGCGTTGCTGTTAGCCTCGATGATGGTAGCAGGCACGTAAACAAAGATGTCAGTAGCGGTCTTACCAGAGGTAATGTTCGCTCCGGCCACCATGTTCGTGCCCAGGAGGTCAGTACCGTCAGAAGCAATCGGGGTCCAGTTCGCGGAAGAGTCGAGATACACCCACCGCATAGCAGCCACGCTCACGCTGTTCGCCTCTGTCGCCTGTGTGAAAAAGCTGTCACCCCCAGGAAAAACTGTCTTTGGGGAAACTACAGTAATAGTCGCCATCTATAGTCACACTCCTTTATTTTGGAATCCCGCCCGCAATGTACCGAGTCCCGGTAGCTAGGCGGGGCCTACCAGGTTGATTCATAAACATCTTTTTTAGTCCTGCCTTCTCTTCTGCTGCAACCCTCTCAGCATCTTCCTGTTCGTCTTCAGCAAAGAAGGATAACGCTTTACTGCCTTGATCATAACCAGCAGAGGAAGCTTCACGTAGGGCGTCTCGCTCAGCACCACGCTCATCTGCTCCTTTAGGTGTTGGATTGCCCATCTGAGCTTTGAGAGTATCACGACGCAACTGGTCGTGTACCTTCTTCATCCATTTGGGACGTACCATGAGAAGAGCATCCCCATGCCGGAAACTGCTATCGGTCTGCCCAGGAAGTGCCTTTGCAGCGTCAACCACCTCATACCCAAATCTCGTGCGATACTCGCTCACGCACTCCTTCGTATCACGAGCCCAGCAAAACTGCCCATCAGGATACTGCTTTTGCAATTCGTGAGGAACAGTCATCATGGTAGACCCACCCATGCGATCATACCACATTTTGCTCAACTCGGTCATCGTAGCTGTATCAGGATTTAGGTCTTTGACAACAACCGCATTAACATCGGAATCGTCAATATCAAGTTGCTGACTCCCAACAGCAGACTCAGTTGCTTGCGGCCCAGACATTGTATCTAGGGGCTTTGTTTTAAAAGGCCTTCCGCGCCTGCGCTTACCTGTCGCAGGATCAATAGGATTCTTAGGCTTACGAGCCATTTCTACCTCGCAGCGGGGCCAGCCTTACCAGGCCCGTCCGCTTCGTAGTCGTACTTCTTCGCCTTCGCAGAGGCGTTGTGCCCCTCTAGATAGCCAGGCGCAGCCTCGCCCTTGTACTCCAGACCCTCAACCTCAGACTGCGGAGAGAACCCCTTCTCGTAGTAACCACCCTTACTCTTAGGCATAATTACACCTTCCCTTCTTTACCAGTCTCAGACCAAACAGGATTCTTACGTGGTGTCCATGGCAAGTCATTCGTAACCTTACCATCCTTCATATAACCAGAAGACGAACCTTTATCGATATCTTCAACGCCTTCGGCTTCGGCGTGATCTTTGATTTCCTTATGTGCCATCTTTTTTCGCTTCCTTTACTTTGAAATAACATTCAATGCAGGTCTTTCCATCAGCATATTTTAACTGTGAAAGAAACCCAAGAGCACAATACTGACAACGATAAGGCCACATGTTCTAAACCTACTTCTTTAGAAAGTTAGTAGGACTACCTACAAGAGGCTTCTTACGACCGGGATGGGTCATATTGGTTTGATAACCGGCCATAGGGTCCTTCTTCGTACCTTGCGGAGATTTGACCATCTTCTCCTGAACCTTCTTATTTGGCATTTATTTCCCCCTAGTCCACCGTAGTCATTTGGTCGCGCTTAGCACCTCGACGATTCATAAGCCACAAAGACTCAACATCTTTCTTTGTGCGAGGTTTACCTGTAGAAGGGTCTACGCCGCCAAAGAAGAGCCAAGACGCCCGTCGCTCTTCATCATCCATCTCATTATCATCAGCAGTACGAGCAGCAGAAGTGGTCACTCGGTCGCCGTCGTCCATATCTCGCTTAGCAGCTTTGGTCTTCTTCAGACCCTCGGCTTCAGAACCCTGTACAGCTTCCATCATGTGCATAAAAGCAACCTGCCGATAGGCCGTTTCCTGATCGACGTTGAAGTTGCGGGCTTTACGATAAGCCTGCACATCATCTTTGAGAGCATCATAGCCAAAAGTCTCATGGTCGTACTTAGCGGCCATGCGATCTTCAAGGAGTGTTTCATTCTGCCCTACGAGATATTGCAGAGCAGGATTGATTTCCTTCTCTCGCAACTCCGTAATACCCTCACCAAAGATTTCACCAGCTAGGTCTCGGATTGCCTCTTCCATGAGTTCCGCAGCTTCGGGCTTAACCTTTTCTTTCCACTTACGAACTTTAGCTGGTTCTTGGCGAACAGGTTCACGTTCAACAACTCGCTCAACCTGACGAGGAGCCCTCGACATCTCTGAGACAGCCGAAGTCAGTTCCTTAATCGTTTCCATAAAGGACTTCTGATTCTCAGCAAGTTCCTTAAGAGGCTTTTCCCATTCCCGTTCGAGCGATGGGTCTGCATCATCCGTTAGTTCTTTGTGAGTTTGAGCAGCTAGTGCCTCCAAATCCTCGTCGTTATCTACGATGGGAGCAGGCGTATCCAAAGGTTGGGCATTCTTAAGGGACATTCATCTCTCCTTCATCAACAGGCTCGACTAGGCCGGAATCCCGACGAATCGAGCGAGCAAGTTCAACATACTCATAAGGATGCTGCTTCATTGCTTTAAAAGCTCTAAGAGTATAACGGATAGACTGCAAAAAGGCAGGATCAAGACTATCACCATCAAGCATCTCGCCAGTTAACTGCTGAATAGCCGAATCAAGTACATAGGTCTCATAGGTCTTCCATGCAGGATGGTTTAGCAAGTCTCGGAGTTCATCACCTATAGTGACAGAATCTCGGTCTCTACTACTCAAATTACTCCTTAGCTCGGCCACTCTCGCCTCCGGCGGCCTCTCCGCCCTCGCGGCTCCCGCCGCCTTCAAAGTCTGCCTTATTCTGACTTACCTGTGCGCCAGGACCAGTGCTGTTACCGCCTCCGGAACCACCTCCGGCTTGACCAGGACCCTGCATAGGTGCTCCAGTCATCATACTATCCATTACTCGCAGCTGATTCATAATATTCAGTTTTTCCTTCATACTGCCCAGATATCGGACAGGATTCGGGAGACCTGTAGCTTCCATCCAATCTTCGATAATGTTGCCCCACTCAAACAACTGCATCATCGGATCAAGAGCACGAAGAACAGCCAGGGTAGTTTGCCACTTCTCACGCTCTGCCAACTTACCAATCTGCTCTGTTGGAGCGATAGCTAACTTTAGAGTATACTCAGCAGCAGCGACCTGATGGGGCTTAATTTCAAGGTACTGCACACCCTCTGGACCAGCAATATCGACAGTTATAGGGGCATCCATAAATTGCTTAATTCGGGATATAACTAACTCAATAGCTGGCTTAACAGATCGTTCCTCAAAGAGAAGACGACTCATCTTAAGGCGAGCTTCAGCGGCCTGTTGCAGGGCAAGCACACCACCAGCGGTACGGTGGAATGAGGAATTGGCACCTTTCCGAACTCCTGCGAATTCAGCACCAACCCCGGTCGTCTCCTGCCATAACTGATCGTTCCATTGCTGTGCAGCAATCAACTTGTCAAACACAGTAGGCATTACCAACGGTGTTACGTCATCTGGTTCATTTACATCAATACGACCAGAAGGGCGAGATTTTAATTGAGAATCAGGAATAGATGCGCTCTTCCGTACCAGGAGCATAGCATTGAGAATAAAGTTGGCGTTGTCTACACCCATGTTGTATCGGGTATTGATCTCACGCTGCAACTGCTCAACCGACTCCATCAAACCAATGCCAAGAAAGTCGTTTTGCACCGGAATATAGTTCGCAGAAATATATGGCTTCTGCCCATCAGTATAAGGATTCATTCGAACTTTAACAGCCCGCTGTGCTTTGTCGCCCATGGCAGTTACACGGGCATTCTCAAGACGACCATCGCCGTTTACGTCGAAACGGCCCCAATAGTCATAAAGCACCACCTTACGAAGTTGCTCTACCTGATTCTTTGCACTATCGCCCTCATTACCTAGATAACCATATGCGGCACGATCCCGCTCATTCTTAAAGTGCTGATCTTCTGCAAGTTCGTTGCTCCGCGAAGCAAAAGCTGCAACCTCGGCCTCTGTAATATTTTCATACTTACCCTTACGAATTTGATCTATTACTACATCCATCGGAAGTTCATATCGCTCCATAACAAAATCCATCTTCTGGATCGTAGGAGCAGTGTAGTCAAACAGAAAATCGAAGATGTCCACGTTTACAAGCCGCGGCATATCCTCGATAACTTGCATATCAAATTGCTGCTCATCCGCATCCGGATTACCGCCCGGAAGAGGACGAAGCTCTTCCTTATATGACCAGGGAACTTTAATGACACTGGTACCATAGATTAAAGCATCTTTCCACCAGAAGTACAAGGCATCAAAGAACCGCATAGCGTGCAAGTAGTAATCGAGTAAGTGGCCCATGAGTTGCGCAGCATCGGCATATTCGGCCCTACGTCCACGAACCTCGACAGTAGGATTATCACCAATAGTACGAGGGATAACGGTTTCAACAAGGGCAGCAGACTTAGGAACCCAAAGCTGACTTCTTAAC